GAATCCTACGCTTCCCTGCATGAGACTACGAATATTGAATGTCTCTGGAATGTCAACGAAACGGAAGCCTGGGATTTCTCTTGATACTACTGTGCGACCGGAGAAGTCAACTTCGCCGTGGCGCTGAAATTGGTATGATGAAGTTCCATCTACGTACCAATCTACCATAACGTCAACATCGACTCCTGGCTCACGTTGAATGGTGAACTTACCATTTCCCTTGTTTGTGTACCATATTGCTACGTTCTTATTAGGAACTAATTGAATAGCATACTGGTCATCAGAGAATGCAATGTCCAACTCAACATCATACGGTGTTGACTGGTCATCGAAGAAGTTATAAACCGACCAGCTTACCTTACCTTCGAAATCCTTTTCAGTCTTGATATCAAAACCTTCTGGTGTGAGGTTCTCATACCATACTTCAACGTTATCATTTGGTGTGAGCTGAACCATGTAGTTTGAACTCAATCCATCGACTGTCATGACTGGAGATAGTGGCTTGGAGAACTTTACAGGAATCGTCTTTGTCTTGTTCTGGACGATTTGTGTTGCTATCCAGTCGATGTATCCTTCAAATTCAGTGTCAGGTTCAACGTAAATTTTAAATCCACCGTCGAATTCGTCAGCTATCCACTTACGTATGTTTCCATCTGTGGAAAGCTGTACCTGATAGCGGGCAACTGTTTCACTAGGACCAGGAACGAAAACGCTATTGAAAAGAACCTGTTGTACGGTCTGACCAGAACTAAAGAATACGCGACCAGCCTTCTGATGGGTTGTCTGGTATGTAACTTTCTCAGTAACTTGAAGGTTTCCATACTTGGCACCTGGACCAGTTTGGAGACTCTTGGTGTTTGATTCTGTGTCGGTGTTACGGGTGTAAATACGAGCAACGACAACTTGGTTACTTACGGGATCTTTTGTAGTTACATCAAGAGTAGCCAAATATCCAAGCTCTTGCTTTGTAGAATCATTGATGGTTAGGATGACATTATAGAAATCGACGCTACTATCGAAGAAGTTCTCTTTGAACTTTGGGGTACTGATAGTACCGGTTGTGAATGTGTAGTAGTTACCATTGACGAGAACGGTGAACGGTGAACTTGACCCGTTGCTGTTAACTACGAGATTTATCTGTTCAACTGCCTGACCCTTACCAGGGATTGTCGAATACGTTACATCAACACTGGAAAGGTTCTCCATACCAGTCTTACCGATGTAGAAACGCTTGTCGGTTGTCAACTCTGTGATAGAAAGGGTGTATGTTTGCTGAACAGGATCGTTGACAGTTAGGATCAGCTTACCAATGATATCATCAACACGATCATTGAGTATTCCCGAATCGGTGACAATTTCAAGATTTGGTGTTGATGTACCAGTATCAAATTTCATTAAAATTGGATACTCTGTATCAACTACGAGTTCCGAAATATATGGGAGGCATGAGATTGTTTTGATAAATGCCTGTCCAACACTTGACGAGTCGCTTGGGTTTTCAAGTGGGTAGTTTGTTGTGTCGAACTTACGGTAGTTGTCTGGTGCGTTTCTTTCAATGATACTAAGTGGCTTATTCAGACTTAATGGCATTTCAAGGAATAGTGGGTTTATAACTGCGGGTCCACCCGATGTTGCTTCTTGGAAGAACGACAATGGGGCAGTGAATGGAAGATTGTATCCCTTATATTTGATATCTGTTTGGTCAACGTTTCTGATACCAACACCCTTGACAATGTAAATGAATGGGAGTGGGTTGGTGAAAATGAAGTTCTTATTAGTTGTTGTTTTCTTTGTCGATGGGAACAATGAGTATGCTGGGAATTCGATGTACTCACCGCGCTTTCCATAAACGTATTCTGGCTTCAATGCACCAATGACATCTACTGTTGAAGAGACTACTCCACGGGCATCATAACGAAGCAACTGACCAATCTTGTTGAGGTTGTTATAACGCTTCGCAGTTGGAAGGAATACTTCGTTGGCTGCCGAGTTGATGTAGTAACCATTCAGCGATCCAGCATATGCAATCTCGTCGGTGACTGCGTTTATGTTGGAACCCTTGATATTGATGTCCTTGAATACTTCGGTTTCGTTTGCCTGTGTGATAAGATCAGACTTCATCGCATCGAAGTCATAATTGATATAATTGATAGTTCTGGTCTGATCGGTCATTTCATATCCTTAGAGTTTTTGTAGTATAGCCTGGAACTTGCCTTGTGTTTTTGTATTTACAAAGTGGTAATTGATGGTCAACCCATATTGTAGAGCGTCATAGTTGATATTCTTGTCTATACTGTCTATTATGATGCGTGGCTCATATCTATTGAAGTTTTTATAAATGTCCTCTACGATCTTGTTGGCAGTTTCGATATCAAACATGTCAAAAAGATACGATTGAAAGTTACATCCAAACTCAGGGTCCATCAAGCGTGTGCCCTTGCGGGTGTTCATGATGTTGAAAAGAGACTGATTGATGGCGTCTTGATCATATACCTGAGAAAGATCGCCTTCGTTATTTAAAACGGGCGCAAAGGCAAGATCAGAGTATATTTTAGCATTTGCCATCTTTTTTAGAACCTCACAAGAGACTTCCTCTTGTTATTTATAATATTTTAACAGACTCAAGGGATAGTTTAGTCTCATTCATCCACTAGGCTAAAGACCTAGTGGATTTCTGCTCCATTTGCATTTAAATTAATCAGTTGGGATTGGGCTGATTTTCTATAAAGTTCTTTGGGGTGCCGCTCTTAGCGAACTGTTTTGGAGTTACAACACTTTCAGCATCAGTCGCTGGTGGGGTTACTTGTGGTGGCGGCTGGGATGAGGCACTACCCAACATGACCGCTCCACCTACGTTTACGACCATTCCGGCTAAATCAATTACCGAAGCCGTCTGCTGGAGTCCAGCACCAGCATTTATTCTCGTAATAGCATCGCTGGTGATGCTAAACATTGTCTTTGCTTTACCTACAAATGTTGTACTTAGCATGGTTTGCTGGAGTGCAGCTTCGAATACTTGACTTGTCGTAGCCTTCATATGAAGGTCAAGTGACTTGAATTTGGCTGCCATCTTCACTGCAACATCGTATACGCCCTTCACACCAAGATCGTAGTTACCATCGACCTTACCAAGCATATTTCCTTCTGCGTGGTACTGAATAGCACCCTTGGCGTGTATGTTTATATTCTTTCCAGCGTCAATGTTGATAGTAGAGTCTGAGATAAGGTCAATATCTTTACCCGCACGAATACCCGCGTTACCTTTGACATTTATCTGTGCATCACCGTCAACCTGGATATAGTGACTCTTTTTAACATATATGTCAAAGTCGCCGCCAATGTGAAGTTCAAAATTGTTAGCAACTGCCTGCTCTAAATCGTTTGCTTTACCATCGGTGAATCCTACAACTACTTTACGCTGACCCTTATCATCAGTGTACTCCATGTAGCCTTTATGCATGATGTACGTTTTCTCACGACCATCTTCATTGACTGCTATGTATGTTACGCCACCAGGACTTGTCCAACTGGACATGTTATAGTTGCGAGTGTCGCTGATGTTTTGAACAGTAAGCTTCGGCTTGTTTATTGCTGTTCCTACCTTAGCTTCTGACGAGCAGCTTGCTCCTTTGTATGCCTTGGTATCAGGAACGAAAATATCTCTTATATTTGATATTTCCGAAGTTTTCACCTTAATATCATTCTCAAGTTTCTTTTTCTGTTCTTCCCAATCCTTGCCTTTGACGGCGGAACTCCAATATTGCGGGCGACCATGGTAGCCACAGTCAAAAAATACCCAAACCAATGAGCCTTTGCGTGGGACTACGAAAAATCCACCACTACCTTCATTTACCATCACCGAATCTTGGAACTCTTCTGTGAATCCATCTGTATCTCTTTTTGGAGGTACAAATTTATCACCTGCCGCCGAATACCTTGATGGTACTTTTGCTGTTTTTGACTTAAGGTTTTTTCCGCCAGAATAGTAAATAGATAACGCCGGTTCCGCCCATGGAAGGTGGTTTACCGGCGTTTCGTCGGGATCAAGTGAATGTACACCGATGACACGAACTCTCACACGACCAAGATCGAAAGGATCTTCGTTATCCTCTACGATTGCTCGGTAGTTTCCTGGGAATTCAAATTTGTTCGTGTCAAGTGATTGGTCCATAGATTAGTAGAAGAGAACGAACCAGACATCCTTTCCATCTGCTT